ATGGATGGGGTCACAAGCTCATCTCCTTATATACCGCAGCATCTATTTGCGACTTCGCGTCCTCAAAGCCCTTGGTCAGGAACTCTTTTTTCGCAGTAGCTCGCCGGAATGTCTGCGGCACGTTCGGGTCATGAACGTAAATTGCGTAGTTCGCCGTATAGCCAACCCTCCCGGTTATCATCGTTCCGTTAACAGATAGCTCCCGGTACTGGCTATTTATCAGTGTGGAAGTGTCTATGGGCGTGTAAATCGCCGCCTGAGTCGAGCCAATCATGATTGCCGACTGAACCGCTCGTGCCGCCTTCTTTCCTTGCACCGTGCTGATGAACTTATCGAGGTTTGATTTAGCCTGCCGAATGCCGGTAACTTTTCCGCCCATAGCTACACCCCCGTGATGATTGACCAGTCATCCTCAACACCATCGAGCGTGTCATTCCACTGTGTAGATGCTCTGACTTCATCGGCCTTTGTGTTTAACGGGTCAGGGTCTGTGCTTGCCCCGATGAGGATGTAATCACCCTCCTCAGCCAGTGCAAACGCAGTAAAGAATGTGTTTTTGACAACAACCTCTTTACCCATAGAGCCAAGCTTTGCAGATATGCCGCCAATGTAGTCACACATGATGATTATTGGTTCAGCGTATCCGAGAGGGTCGCCATACTCGTCAATTCCCAGCTTCTTCCAGAATGTGCATGGTTTGTTGTAGCTCCACTGCGCTGCACTAGACAACAGTTACTCCTTTGGCGCTGTAATGCGCTCAATCTCAAACCATTCGATACTCAGTGCGTTCACCTGCTGGCCTTTACCAACCGGGACGAAAAGGCCGATAGTGTTTCCGCATTCAAGTTGCAAATAACGCTCAATCACATGCGAGGAAACCACTGACTCTATGAATGTTCTGACTTCACCAGCCACGCGGTAGACTACGGTTACGTTTAACGAGCTAATTAAATTCGCCATAAATTATTCTCTCCACCTCTCCACTTTCGCCCCACTCTCACGAATGCGCTTGCAGTTAATCACCCACTCACCTCTGCTGTTTACGTAGCCTGTAGTTTCGCGGCCTGTATCGGTGCGAACCCAGACGCGAGAAAAGGGTTTAGGGAGCGACTGTGTGACTGGTATCCACGACATCATTTACCTCGACACATGCAGCCGCCCTTCCCAATCCAGATACCGGCAAATGCTGGAGTCGCTGTCGGGTCAGCAGGGATAAGTGAGGTGGCGCAGCCGAATTTATCCAGCCCGCGCAGCAGGTTCAGAGAACCTTTCCAGCGGTCTGCAAACGAGCCGTATCGGAATGACTCCGAAGCACCAGATGGGGCTGTATGAGAGCTGATATATTTATCACCCTGTCCCAGCGCCATCATTCCCAATAGATACATCTGAATAAGTAGCGCGGTAGCAGGCGAGTAATGCGCATCAAGGCATTCCTGAATACTATTAGCCTGTTCAACAAGCGCGTCGATTATGAAATCAGGCAGCGTGATACCGACCGACTCCAGATATTCCTTAGCCTGTGCTGTGGTAATCATGCAAGCCTCAGATTAAAGCCCTCCGAAAAGGGCATTAAAAAAGCCGCTCATTTCTGGCGGCTTATTCTTCCGGGAAGAGCTTTTTAAGCTCACCGTCTGGTAGTAGTTCGGATAGCTTCTCTACACCAAGATTACCCTTATGCTCGATACCAAGCTCGTCAAGGCGGGCAACGATTGCCTCTTTGCGAGATTTGGTATCACTTCCTGCACCTGGCGTTGCCGGGGTCAGCGCTGCGGCAGACTTTGCAGACATTTTGCGGACATGAGACTTAAGCGCGGGATGAAGCTTTTCAAACTCCACAACGTCACCCAGAGAAACACCATGCCACGGTTTAGTTACTTCGTATTTATCAGCCATGAATTTCCCCTTATGCCAGCACAGCGCCGTAGACAACGCCACCCAGTCCTTCACCATCGCGCTTAACAGAAATACCTTCAGCGGACATTATTTGGTTGTTGTAGTTGCTCTGCGGCATCAGGCGAGGCAGCGGAACAATACCGACTGCCATACCAATCAGAGGAGAAACAACATCCTGACGGCGCTCGTAAGCCAGGAATTCATTACCTTTCAGTGCATAGGTCATACGGATAGACTTGGCAGGGATGAATTTAGCAATTGCATCCAGCACCGTTCCGCTCATCAGCGCATTAGTGCCGCCGTTCACGTCAATCAGGTACGGCTTGGACAGGTTTGCCATAATCTCGGAACTTAGCCAGAGGACATCATATGCAGTAACCTGATTAGCGCGTGCATTCAAACCGAATGGCCCAGTCGGGCCGAAGAATGCAAGTAACTGCGCTGGTGTTGCGGTGGTCAGATCGATACTTGCTCCGCCCGCACCACCTCCGAGGTTAATCTTTGTGGTGTTACGGTGGTTCTTCAGGCCCTGCGCTTTGTAGCCATCAACGGAAATATTGGCGTTACCGTTCAGGTAGTAATCAACACGCTTTTTATGGAACTTGCGCATTTTTGCGCCCTGAGAATCCAGCATCAGATCGATGCCAACCGTAGTCAGTCCAGCCGCGTGACGGAAGTTGACACCATACCCAGCAGTGAACATTGGAACCGGGTCACCATCTGAATCATAATCAGTGTGGTCAAATGAGTACGGTGCCTGGCCGTCAATACTGATTGATACATCATCAGCAATATCACCGGACACATTGTAGAGTTTGGCGGTTTTGCCGATAGGCAGGATGGTTTGCACAGCCATCAAGTCGTTGACGATTTCCATGCCAACTTCCTGGTCGCGCATCTGGATAACCTGGCGGTCAAGCTCGGCCCAGAATTCACGGGTAAAGCCACCAACGGCGTTAGCCGCAAGCATTTCAGGCGTCATGCTGCTGCGGTAGGAATTCACCATCATGTCATGATGCTGGTTCCAAATATTACGGTTAGCCCAGAGTTCGCTCCAGTGTCCGCGCAGTCGGCTGTTTGTAGCCAGTGTTTCAGCGGTAAAATACATTATTATTCTCCTGATTATGCGCCAGCGGCTGCGGCTACAGTGCCTACGCGCATGCGTACGCGGATAAGATCGGTAGTGCTCGCAGCAATAATGGCTTCATCCTGGCTGTAGCCGATCACCGAATCGGTGTCATCGGTTGCTTTGGTGAACTGACCATTTGCGCCCAACTTAATTGGGTCGTCTTTGGCGTAAGTTCCAGGCACGCAGCGCAGAGCAAATTCACGCCCCTCTTCAACGTAATTACCTACCGCCGAATCACCTTCCGGTACGGCTTCATTGATTGTTAAGCCCTGATGGTAAGCGACATCAATAATGTAAAGACGACCAGCCAGTGCAGTTGCCTGCGCAAACTCATCGTCACCATTAATCACCGCAGCAGTCCCGGGAAGAAGCGCAGCGGCAGTTACGCGGGTTTCTGTCTTATACAAAGACTCCCCGTCAATATTTACTCGACGATAACGTGCCATTACGCAGCACCTCCAAAGTAAGTTGCCGGGTCAGGTGCGCCGGTTTGTGGTTTATTGCTTGCTGAGTTAGCACCAATCTCTGCCGCTTCCCCCAGATTTTTAAACATCGCGTCCAGAGCCTCACCGGAAAGCGCGTTAGCTACGATTTCGCCATGGACAGCAGCAATAGCTACGCGTTTCGTTGCCTCTTCTGCGCGGGAGTTGGCTGTCAGCGTATCGGAAAGCTGCGTCTGGTTGGCCTGCAACTGTTGGATCTGTTCAGTCACCGGCTTAAGCGCGTCTGCGAAGTTAGCAGTCAGGCCTTTACCGATTTCGCTGATCAGCTCTTGTTTCTCTTCTGTGGTTAAAGGCATGTCGCCCTCCGTTTTGTGGTTTGTTGCAGGAGCATCCTGCGTATTGAAAAGTGCTTTGAATTTGTTGCCGATGAGGGATACCCATGACTCCTGCCGCACTACCTGTGTGCCGGTATCGTCAAATGTGATTTTCCCGCCGTCTGATTTGTATCCGTAAACCTGCGCATCACCGCCATTACGGATAATGACAGCCTGCTCATCGGTGAAGTCAGCCACCCAGCAATACTCATCTGCGCCGCTGGCGTACCGTTCACGCGCTGCCTTCTCAAGGCGGCGTTCACGATCACGGTAGCTTTCGCCAACCAGCGCACCGGAATTGGTTTTCAGGGGTTTTGCAAGGTCAGCATTGACCATCAGGCCAACACCCTGCTCAGGGGTGGCGGCACCCACTTCATGCAGCAGAATGGCGTCGTGGTCCATCGCATGAATCTTCACTACATAATCCGCACCCATTTCCTTTTGCTCATCTGTGGCTGGAAGCTGATCACGGAAAACGGCAACGCTGGTGTGAATCGGTGGCACTTCCTCGCCACGCTCAATGGCTTCAACTCGCTCTATTAGCTCACGTCCGTTTTCGCTTTCGTTGGCTTTCAGGACATCAACCCATTTCTCAACGTAAATTCGGTTTCCCGACTTCTTGACGTTGCGGTTCCATGCCCCGGCGTATCCAACGTTGATACCCTCCGGTGAAAACGCGGAAACAAACTGTCCGTTGACTTTAGGGTGACCGAGTGGTGCCAGCGTCCCCTCCAGCCCCTGGTAGTGAGCATCAATCTCCGATTCGGGATAAAGCTCGTTATTCATGATGACGTTTGCCGGGAGTGTGTAGCTTGGGATAACGATGTGGTCGCGCCCGTTGTACACCTCCCGCCTGATAGACTGGCTGTTCACTTTAGTAGTGACGTTTACCTGCATAGGCTGTGGCATTGGAAATTTCTCTTAGTTACGCCGCGTGCTTATGTCCGCAACAGTGATGTTATTTGTTTGTTGCCATGCGCTTGCCCCACGTTTCCTTAAACTCCTTGCGGGCCATCTCGATGAAATTTGAATTAAGCGGTTCGCCTTTGTCGTTAACCAGCACTTCAACTTGCGAGCACTTGCAGTTAATCGCATTCGCTCCGATCGCATACCACTCCCTCACCTCATCGACTGTGTACAGATGGCCGTGACGCAGAGCGTGAGACATGCGGGTTGTTGGGCTAAGTGCGGAGAAGTGGAGCAATTTAACGTTCAGGCCAAGCAGAGTTGTTGCTTCGTCAGCTTCATCCCATCGAGCGCGTCTTAATGCCGTGGTGATTTCAGTTCTGGCAATACGATTAGCTCTGACCTTCTCAATGCCAGCCTGTGCAGTAAGGTTTCGCGACACATCACGAGGGTTAAGCCCGCGCCCTATGCCATCGGTCAGCACTCGGGACATGTCGGCCTTAATCTGTGCCGTCAGCCCCTTCATTCCCTCAAACTCACGCGCATTAACCAGCGCCATGCGGCGTTGATATGGCTCACTGATGAGGATTGCGGCTAATGACTCACGATCTACGGCATAGGCCGCTGATTGCTGACTCAGGTTCGAGAATGACTGAGCGGTGCCGCGTGTCGCTGCCTGCTCTACATATTCGTAGAACCAGAGGTCATGCTCTCCACCTGCAAGCAATATCTGGTCTACCAGGTAACTGGCATCGCTCAGGATTTGCGAGAGGATTGTTGGATTAAGCTGAAACTCGTAGCGGGCATTAACTGCGGGTGAGGCTGGTATTCTGTTTAGTGCGTTCTGATAAATCGTTTTGACTTTGTTGATGCGCCCAGCGAAGTCTTTCATCGCCTTTCGCTCTAAAGCATCAACTCCAGTAGGATCAAGCTTATTCGACGGCCGTATCGCTGAGGCTGGTTTCCTCTTCGTCTTCGCCATCCTCTTCCTCCGTCAATGTCTTGCCACCTACAGGCTTATAGCCAGCAGTAACCCTAATTTCATTAACAGAGAAAACCTGCTCTCCTGAAGCAAGAGATGTTTGATTAATAGCGCTCATCTTCGTGGCGTTATCCAGCTTCTCGCCACCTGTTGCCTCCGTAAGGTCATCCCAGACGACTGCTTTCTCTGCTACATGGTTAACGATTTTCAGGTCAATGAGCTTATCGACCATATCCTCAATATCGAAAGACAAGTCACCGCGTCGAGATTGCCCGCGACCGTTCATATACTTCTGGTCTTCCGAACTAGCTCGCTCACCTGTCTGCATCCCGACGATGATTTTCGTTGGCATGTCTACAGAAGCGGAGAAGGTTTGCAGGTTTACATCGTATGTCGGACCGGGGTCGGCAACAGCGGTTACCAATGGCGTGACAGACGCGCCCTGTGTTGTCAGCAGGACATCATTGCCACGATTAACCTCAACAGCAGCCTCGTTAAACTTGTCCTGCAAGTCACTCACGCTGACGCCGTAGAGAGAGGCGAGGTTGTTGAAGTCGATTTCTTTCTCAAAATTGACGTTAAGCTGCCGTGCTGCGTTTTTCAGGAATGACTCACCAGAGCCTCCTTCTACTTTTTCAAGGCTGACGCATGCGTTATAGCCAGGCTCAAGGAAGCCGATAGCATCATCCGACATGTCACCGAGGATAAAGACGCGTTCCGGATGAATATCGCGCTGTACCGGATTGCCGTCATCTTGTGTCTCTATGTACTGCCACATTGTAATGTTGCCAGCGTTATCTCGGCTTTTAACTCGTAAAGCGCTGCGCCATACAGGCGTTATCTTCGCCAGCCCCCGGCCTTTGATAACCGGCTCATTCCACTGCTTGCTGTCTCTGACATGAAGTAGCAGCGCTGACCAGCGTCCAACCAGACGCCGCTTATCTGCTTCGGCAAATGCACGCCAGAATCGGTGTGTGAATACTTGCTTATTACTGCGCTCCCATGCCGTTTCTTTCCGCGTGTCGTCGTCCTTATCGCCCTCAATGACTTCCGGGTTGGTTTTCCAGCACAGGCCAACAAGCTTGTTTACAGCGCCATAAGCTATACCACCGCGACGATAGAGCTTGTAGAGGTCATCAAAGGTGAGGTCTTCTTTAAAGCCGTATTCTGCCCAAGCGCAATTGCGTTTGGCGTCCAAGCCGTGACTTGGATTTATCATCGCCATCCTTGCGCGCGCGAGTCTGGCATCATTCAGGGCATGATTTACTGCCATTTGCAGTTTATTCATGTTCTCACCCCGTGATTATCATGAAAGCCGCTCAACTCATTCGCATGATTTCTGGCTTTAACGGCATCCTCGATTGTTGAAAAATACCCAAGATGCTTACTTTTTCCGTCAACCATTATCATTGCTCGCCATTTTTGGCAGTCGTTGCGCCAGTGAATGCCGTTATGTCCGCTCTTGTTGTTACTGTGCAGACTTTGATTTCTCTGGTTTTCTTTCCTCGACGCAATTCTTAGGTTGGATATTCTGTTGTCAGACCTGAGGTGATTAATATGGTCAATATCTTCGGTGGGGTAATAACCATGACAGAACAACCATGCCAGACGATGCGCACGGTGAATTACGCCGCCAAAGTTTATTTTTAAATATCCTTGATCAGATATTGTGCCCGCGACCTTTCCGGCCTTAGTTGAGTTGAATAACCTCCAGCCACGATCAGTTGAGAAATGCTCTCTTGGACGCATCTTCCAGACAAACACCCCTGTTTCTGGGTTGTAGTCGAGCGCCCCTTTGAAGAAGGTTAATTTGTCAGTCATGGCTTGTCCGTTATCGATTCTTGGGTGGCGGCAGTACTTTCCCTGCGGGTATTTTGGAAGCGCACGGCTGATAGCCAGGCCATCCCTTTCTAAGGCGCTCGCAGCCAGGGCATTTGCATTTGTTCGTCATAGCTATCTACCTTGCAGGCGCTTAGGAATCATCATGCCTGCCATCTGGCCTTTGCGTTTAATATGTCCGTCCAGGCTGTAGCGAATACCATCCCAGCAGTGCTCAAACCCATCTGCGAGTTTTGGCAATACTTCACCTGTGATACGGTCGGTTTTGTACGACCACATCCGGGCCTCGCGCGCCACATTCTTGCAGCGCGGATGAATTACTATTTCGTCGAATCCGCGAAGATGGGCGATCCCATCCTCAACGCTACCTTGCCATTTCTCAGCCGCTGAAATGTTGAAGCCCTGCCGCTTGAGGTAGCTGATTGTCTCTGGACGCGCTGAGTCGGCTTTTATGGGCCAGTCACGAACGCCGGGGATGGTGTCGTACAGTTCCGGCATGTGGTCAAGTTCAGTTT